ACTAGAGGGTCTATGTAATTGTGTCTCCTTACGCGAGACCTCCCCTCTTTTATTTCATTTCTAAAACTGATGCAAACTCCTGCTATTGTTCGCCGTGTTGGGTTCACACAGTTCACAACTATCCCTAACACTAAGCAACCCAAATACATCAAAGTTCTAGATCCCAAAACTCTCAAAGTTTCCATCATCGCTATCAACAAATGAGAATCTTTCTTGCTGCTTTCGTTGTTATCATTGGTGCAAACATTGGTTTGTCCGCTATTAACAACATTTCAGAATATCAGGATGCAAAGATGCAGCGCCTGTGTAAAATAGACAGTAGTTACTGTCAAGATTAGTGCATCATGTTTTATACAGTTGGAGTGAACTAGTGGAACTAGATAAGCACGTTGAACAACTAGAACTCGCAATCGCCAGTATTGATCAACTCGCTAAATCACTCTACAAAACTGACAACAAACACCTTTACGATTCTTCCCTCATTATTATCAGAAATGAACTCAAACAACAACTGGAAGACATTCTCTCACAGTTCACAAATTCCTCAACAAAGTAAATACAAAGGTAATGAAGATGGCGACTGGGATGATATCCTTTCCCCTGATGATTACGACCTTTATATTGAAATGAGGCAATATGAAAAAGCGAACCGTAGATGATTTTTCAATCGGTGAATCTATCACCTGGAGAGAACACACTGGTTTCATTAATTTCATTTCAGAAGAGTACCTAACTCTATGCATCAGAACTTATGACAAACCCAAAGAAATCGCAGAACATTCCAGACACAAACAAAACTTCGTCTGTGTTCTCATCTTCCCAACAGAATGGGACAACATTGTTAGAACAACTCGATTACATCAAACTAACAATGAAGGAACTAACTTCGATCCTATTCAATACATGGCGAGATCACATGATAGAATTTCAGAGAAACAACCGTAAACGCCCTAAATGATACTTTTCCACAGATTACGCGGAGTTTGTGGAAATGTGGAAAAAAACCTATTTGTGTGTTTTATTCCTCGATAAATGTCTCCGTAAATTACACTCTTAGCACGCTTCCTAACAGATGTCAACCCCTCTCAGATCACCTCCGAAAATGTCACAAACCCCCTCTTGACAAAGTATCAGAAACATGATACAATAACCTTGTAGAGGTTCAGAAACAGGTTCTGTACTAAATGACAACTATCACAGGTCCTCCAAAGTATCAAGAACTCTTAGAGAGTTACTATCGACAACAGTGTTCCGTTGAAGATGGAATAGCATTGTTTCAGTTCTTGTTAGATACTGACCAATGTTGGGACTGTGAGATACTTTCCCATACTGCCAGTTACTTACTAGCAGAGGGTTTTTGTTACTACGTTTATTCACCCTAACTGAGTCAACCATGCTTTACATCATCTACGACAATCATGAGGTCTTGAGAGGATCTTTCAACAGCATCTATGACATGGAAAGGTATATCGACGGCATTCGGAATAGTAGGGGAGATGCATTCCCAAATACTCCGAGAATGTCATGCTTCGATTATATCAAGTCGATAGAATGGCGATGGGAATGTGTTGACAACTATATGCCCAGTGAGGTATAATGGGAGGGTATATGAGGGGCACTATGTAACACCTACTAAGGACAGTCTTAAATGTTATAAATGGCAGTTAAATTAGCCCCCCTAAATGTTAAAATCGGCCACTACCCTAACCTACAAAGGTTCCCAGACGCCCTAGATATTATTCGAGTATTACTCAACGGCGTATATAAAAAAATTTCTGAGGTAAAAAAATGGACTCTAAGACCCGTGTTGAGAGGCAAGACGTGAGGGTATGGGCAATAGAGCAATTATTAATTCGTGATGGGTTCTTAGACCCTCGGATGTACGAATGTGCTGACTACTATGCATCAGCGTATGCATCAAGAGATACAAACGATCTATATACACTATGGGTGGAGTGGGTTGCCAAAAACCCCACAGATAACCCTCAAGTAAGAAACAGGTTATAGTGTTATGTCTCACAGATTCGTCACAGAACTAGAAGAAGATGATTTCGGAGATCTTATCCTAACAATCCCTTATGAAGTCTGTGAAGAATTGGGTTGGGACGTTGGGGCAGAATTAGATTACGAGATCAACGATGGTTGTTTTATTCTCAGGAAAGCAAAGGATGAGTGAAGAACAATTAGATTATGATAAATGGGAGGATAATACAGAAGCGCACGAGGCACTACGATTGGGTCTGATTGCCCTCTCAGAGCGTCTAGAACGTGTCGAGAGCGCCTTATCCACTATTATGCATATCATGGATGCTAAATGGGACATTATATGGTATGATGGGGGCGATCCACAATCTCTAATACAGGAGGACATTAATGGCAAAAATGAAGAAGTCGCTTACAGGTCAGAACATGATCGAGACGACTCCAAAGAAGACTAGACAGGGCGCGGGAAACCACACCAAGTATGCATCCACAAGTCGGAACAATGCTAAAAAGCGTTATCGAGGACAAGGGCGCTAAATAATAACGTTCGTCTTATAGGATAAATGGCGCTTAAACAGGTAACTGGTGCTGACATTGCTATATCCAAGGGTTTCAAGGACATCATCGTTGGTATGGATAGAAACCCTTTTACAAAGGATGTAAGTACTGTCAAAAACGAAAATGCAATCAAACAAGCAATTAAGAATCTTGTATTGACTGCACCTGGGGAAGTGCCATTTGATAGAACGATTGGTTCGAGAGTAAGAGAATTATTGTTTGAACCAATGGATGCGTTGATCGCAGATGCGTTACAGGATGAGATTGCATATACTATTCGATCATTTGAACCACGGGTCGCGCTTATCAACACACTAGTTGAAGAAGACTTCCGAGGAGGTGCTTACAACGTAACCGTAAACTATAGGATTGTAGGTTTACCTCTCAATGAGAGTGTTAGTTTCGTATTACAGAGACCCGAATAATGCAACCGAATAATTTAACAGCACTAGATTTCAATGATATCAAGGAATCCATTAGAGCATATCTAAGAACTCGAAGTGAGTTTACAGATTATGACTTTCAGGGTTCTAGTTTATCGTATCTGATTGACATTTTAGCGTATAACACGTACTATACGGCGTTCAATGCTAACATGGCAGTCAATGAGGCATTCTTAACAAGTGCTACTGTTCGGGATAATATTGTTAATATTGCAAAATTATTGAACTATGTGCCCCGTTCTACTACAGCGGCGCAGTTGTGTATCAAAACAACTCTACAAACACAAGCAGTAAACGGTGTTTATCCTACAACTGCAACTCTTAAGAAGGGTGCTGCAGCACAAGGTGGTAATTATATCTGGAATAGGATGGCAGATCTGACCACAGAGGTCAATCCTTCCACAGGAATTGCTGATTTTGGGGATGTAAAACTAAAAGAAGGTAATATTGTCAAGTTTTCTTATGTTGTAAACACGTTTGCGACACAAGTTTATAAGATTCCTAGTGCAGAAGCAGATATTTCTACACTAACAGTAAGAGTAAAACCTAACGAAGCATCTACAACATCCGATATTTACGTTAAAGTTGACAATGTTACTAACTTAACATCAACTTCTAGGGTATTTTTCCTCTCTGAAGGTGAGGATATGCGCTTTGAAATCAAATTTGGTGATGATTCTATTGGTAGAGCACTAAAAGATGGTGAAGTTGTTGAGTTAGAATACCTTGTTACCCAAGGTGCGGTAGCAAATGAGGTTGCTGACATCCAATTTAACGGTAGAGTAACTGATTCTAACGGTGCATCGTACTCTCCAAGTCTTGTTCAGACCAGTATTGTTGAAACATCCTATGGTGGCGCGGCAGCAGAGAGCATTGAATCCATCAAATACAACGCACCACGCTATTATTCATCACAATACCGCGCTGTTACCGCGCAAGATTACGCTATTTTGACCAAAAAGGTCTATGATAACGCAAAATCCGTTGTTGCATACGGTGGAGACTCTCTAAATCCGCCTATTTACGGAAAAGTTTTCATTGCAGTGCAAACAAAGACGGGTTCTTTGCTTAATGATGCGACTAAAAAGTCGATTTCGAGCGATTTGCGCCAATATGCAATGGCATCTATCGATCCAGTCATCATTGATCCCGAAGATATCTACATTTATAACAAAATTTTCGTCCAATACGACACTGGATGCGGAGATGATACCACTACAATCAAGACTGACGTTCAACAGGCGATCAATCAGTGGGCATCGCAGACAGAAATCAACAATTTTAACTCAACTTTCCGCTCTCAAGCGTTTGAAAAGGCAATTACACTGTCTTCTAAGTGTGTTTCTGACGTTTCTCTGCAAACTACTGTTGTTAGATACGTCAAACCCGTCACAAATCAGACAAATACCTACGTTATTGCGACAGGTTCTCCACTTTATAACTCTGCACCCTCCGCAACTGACTCCACAGTCTCAAAAGAACCCGTTCTTCTCTCAGGAACGTTCAGAACAGCGGATCGCCCTGGTGTAGATCAGCAATTTGAGGATGATGGATTTGGAAAACTGAAAGTTTTCTATAATACTGGCACTAGAAAGGTCATTACCAATAGTAATGCTGGAACAGTTAACTATGATACTGGCGAAATTGCATTTGGACCCGTTAATTTGATTGGTTCAGGTACAAATATTGCATCTACAGGTGTAAATATCACAAATTCAGTTTCTGGTGAAGGAAGTGTCACTGATCCTGATGTATTACCAGCAAATCTGCAGGTTCCCGTCCAATTTATTCCTGCAAACGCTTCTACTATCCCAGCATCAACCCCTGGAACTGTTATCAATATTATTTCTCCTGAGGTTACAATTGCTCCGATTGGAACAACGCCCCCTGCTTCAATCCCTCTAAATAGTTTGACACCAACGATTTTCGACCAGACGCCGACAACGGTTACGGTCGCTGATGTTGCCAACGGTGGCACTTTAAACACGTCTGACTGCGTTTAATTAAGAGATGAATATTAACAAGGTATCTCAATCTATTGTTCAACAGACTCCAGATTTCTTTGAACAGGATTACCCACTATTCAATAGATTTTTAGAGTATTACTATCAGTCTCAGGAAAAGACTGGTGCGGGTCAGAATATTATCAATAACTTTTTAAGTTATCTTGATATTGATAAGCTTGATATTGATATTCTTGATGGTAGGACCAAAATTGTTGAAGCAATTACTGCTACATCGGACAAGATCGTTGTAGAAAGCGTAGAATCGTTTATTGAAAATAACGGTTCGGTATTAATCGGTGATGAAGTCATTTATTATGAGAATGTCACTAGTGCGCCTAATATTGCATTCAGTCCTGGTATTTCTTATGAGCAAGTAAAACTTAAGTGGACTAACCTTCAATCTCCAGTTAATAGTTTTGATGGTGTTGCCACTAATTTTAACTTAGTTTCTCAAGATAATCCTATTGCTCCTCCTTCTCCACAGCATTTAATTGTTAGTTTGTACGGAGAGGTTTTAATTCCTGGAGTTGATTATACAGTTAGTGGAACGCAGATTTCCTATACCACGGCACCTAGAACTAAGTTGCCTGCTGATGATGTTTCTGCAACATACATCACCTATTTGAATGGTTTTGTTGAAAATAGTATTCTAGCATTAGATAATCTTTCAAACGGATTTGGAGAAGGTAAAACTTCGTTCAAACTTACTAGAAATGGTGAAAAGTATGAACCTACTGTTGATGAATATATTATTGCAGTTTATGATAACAGACTTTTAACTCCTAGAGTAGACTTCTTCATTGATGGCGATAATTTTATCTTTGAAGTTGCTCCTATTAATGGTCGTTTCTTATCTTTGTATTCGATTGAGGCACCTATTCCCTCTTTCGGTAACAACGCAAAGGCATATGCCCGTGTGAATGATTCGGGTGAATTGACCTCTATTAAAGTCGAAGAAGGTGGAAGTCAATATCGTTTTGAATATCCACCTCAAATTTCAATTAATTCTGAAAACGGATCTGGTGGATCTGCTAGAGCGTTAGTTAATGGTATCAAGTCTGTCAGTCTTCTTTCTGGTGGTAAAGGATATAGTTCAACTAATCCTCCTGTAGTTCAAGTTGAAACCCCTACTAAGAGTGGTTCTATTGCAGCAACTATGACTGCAACAGTCACAGATGGTGCTGTATCGTCTCTTGAATTAACTAGTTCTGGTTCTGGGTATACTTTCACACCTAGAGTTACTTTCAAGCAACCTGGAGGCGCTACACTGGGCACTCCTACGCTTACAAATGGTTCTATCACTGGTACTATTCCTGTAACTAATACTGGTTTTGGTTATACAACTGCACCTTTAGTTTATGTTGATGAACCTACGGGAACTAACCCAATCAAAGCATCTTTAGTTGCAAACATCAGTGAAGGACAAGTTACCAGTATCACTATTGCAAACGCTGGTCAGGGGTATACATCCGTTCCTAGAATTGCAATTATCGATCCAGTCGGTGCTCAAGTTTTAGAAACAATTGTTGATAGTAATGGTAGAGTTGTTCGTATTGAACTTTTAAGTGGCGGTAGTGGATATGATGAAGTTCCCTCCGTTTATATTGTTGATACTCGCACCGATGCTCAAGGTAATTATTCTGGAGGAACTGGTGCTAAAGCGGTAGC